CGCGAACTCGGCTACCGCCGTCTCACGCTGCGTCGCAGCGGCCTTATGGTGGTCGAGGAGGAGGTTGCGGGCGATCACACGCAGCCAGCCGCCCGGGTTCCGCCCGTCAAACCGGCCGGCGTACCTCAAGGCACGCTCGAAGGTGGCGGCGGTCAGGTCCTCAGCGAGCGCCGGGTTGCGAGTTTTCGTGGTGAGCCAACCCAGGATCCACGCGTGGTGATCTACGAACAGCTGCTCCAGCCAGCGCGCGTCAACTTGGGATGTCACCGGGCTTCCTGAAGGATCCGGGTGAGGGCCTCGTCGAGGGCGGCGCGGGTGACACCGTGTTCGACGCAGAACGGGTCCACGCAAGCCGGGTCAGCGCAGGGTGGGCTGACGGATCGGGTGGTGTCCAGGAACGCCGAGACCCCCGCAGTTGGGCAGGAGACCCGCAGCGCGTCCCCGGGTGGCCGTAGAACGATCAGCAGTCGGCTACCGGTGACGAGGAACCGGATGTCACCTTCCCCGACCATCCTGCGGGTTTGGAGCGCGGTTGTGAGGAGGTCCCGGGCGAACACCCATTCGACAGCGCTTTCGGTGGGGCGGTGGAAGGTGAGGGTGATGGCGTGGGGGTCTGTGGTGTCGTAGGACCAACGCCCGGTGATCGGCTGGCCTTGGGTGGTGCGGAACACCGCATCAGAAGTCACATTCACGACACAGCCTCCTGATTCGCGAGTTCCAAAAGAACTGACGCATGACACGGCTCGGTCAGCCAACACCAGCAGGCGAGATCGCGCCCAGCGAGATCACGGAGATGCGCTCTCATCCATCGGCGGTCGAAACTACAGCCACCGAGCCGGTAGACGTCTTGGTAGGAGTCGTGACCTTCAATCCATGCGGTGAAGTGCGAGACACATGCCCGGCGGGGATTGTCATATTCAGCTTCGATCGCCATGGCGATCGTGAACGGGTTTCCCCACTTGGATGGCCGGGCCACGATCACGGCGCCTTCTGGTTTCCGCCAGCCTTTGGTGCGGCGCAGTTGAATCCGCTTAGGCATCATGTCTCCTGTTCGGCGCGGTAGCGTTCGCAGGCGGCGACAGCGGCCAACATCTTCAGCGCGTCGGACCGCAACGCTTCGCCATCTTTCCCGAAGTCCGATCCAAGGCTGGGGTCAGATATCGCGCCATTTTCAACCACGAGGGGACCGATATATGTCGTATCCCAGCACGGGGCGTCAGTAATTGGGAGCACGTCGTCTGGTTCGGGTAGTTCCGCGACCAGCAACTCAGACCACTCACCAGATCCGTTGATTTCATCCTGGGACGGATACTGTTCGGAAAGCCAGCCGTACACCATGTGCCATGGACCGGCCGCCAGCTTGACCGCTACGCGCCCGTCGGTGTGGCGCCGCACACGAACATCACTCACTGGAATCCCTCAATCCACCGGCGAACCTCAGATGAATCGGTCAAAAATCCACCCAACGCAAGCATCCCCGTTAGTTCAATCCCGCTGTGCTCTCTAGTTTCAGGGTGTTTCCTGAGATCAGAGAGTAACGACGTGATCGCAGCGACTGGGCGGCCTGCGTCTAGTTCTTTCAGGGCGCGTTCTTTGGCCCACGCGAGATGTTCAGTTCTAGTGGTCATTGTGGTTCGTCTCCTGACGCGTCAAGCTCATCAGCTCGATCGCGTAGCAGTTGCACTTTCGAGGCAGGCCAACGCTGTGGCCCGTCATAGAGTTCGTCCGCCAACCGCCTCAGTTCGGCGGCCACGATGATCGGAGCAGCAGCACTAGCTACGCACACCGCCGCATGCTCGGTCCCTCCGGTCCTCTTATCCGCCATGACCGCCGCTAAGGCACTGACTGCGGCGTCTTTAGCCGCTTCAGGTATTTCGAGCTCAGCCATGGCGCGCCCCGTCCTTCAAGGCTGCTGTCATGTCCGGTGGGACAAACCCGGGCGGCTTAAGTATTTTCCCGTCGCCGCGCACCAAGGGAAGACCAGGGCCGACAAGCTTGCTCATCGACGCTCGGTGCACCTCAGTCAACGCAGCGTCCAAGTCGATATCAAAGGCATGCGCCGTCCCGTAAGCGACGTACACGACATCAGCCAGCTCCCGCGCAATGTGTGCCCGGTCTTCTTCCGCTAATGCCTCGACAAGCTCAGCGTGTTCCTCGGCGTGGAGGGTGATCCTTAGTGGCGCGTTACCTCGGCTCGGTTTATCACCAAGCGCATGATGGAACTCGGCCAACATCGCCGCAGTTGAAGGTGACTTTTCAGATGTCTCGATCTTTATGAACGGCAGTAGCGCATCTGCTAGTGACTCAGCGTTGATAGCTAGTACCCCATCAGCCGGAACAGCAACAGGGCCGGCTTTTATTCGGGTGCAGTAGTCAGCGAGACGGTCTCGCAAGTCGTCAGCCATGGCGTGATCCGTCTTCATCAGCGGGAGCGGGCAACATGATCGTGGCACCAACCGGCACCATACAAACCCGGTAAGATGGCTCCGGGAACTGGCGGCTGTGCTCACGGCAGAACCACATCCGCACCGACATGTACGGGTTATTCACCGTTGGCCCACGATCATCGGCTTCAACTCGAACGATGGCCGGTTTGCCGCTCGACCACGGTTTATCGCAGCCAGTAACACCACACTTGGTGCCACCTCTCCCGCGGCGCTCAAGGTCCAGTACGGTGATCGGCTTGGCTCCTCGTCCACGCGTATCATCTGATTCGGCGAGGTGCCGCGAGTACTCAACACCGTCTTGGTGGTCGATGGTGCGCTGCCACATCTCTACGGGCTTGTCGTCAGGTTCAATACGGGGAACTGATCCGTGGTATTCGAGCGTGTGATCAATGACTGCGCGGATGAACTGCTCCGGATCGTGTCCGTGGCCAGCCGCCCAGAATGAGAGCATGGGGCCGCCGAGCCCGCAGTCTTCATCAAATTCGTAATCCTGGGTGATCGCGATCACTCGTTCTTGCGTTTCAGCCATGGCGTGCTCCGTAGGCGTAGGGATTGGTGGCCGACAGGTAGTCCTGCCCCCACATGCGCTGGTCGTGGGCCATGCCACCCCAACACGTGTGCAAATGTGCCCACCTGTCATCCGACAGGATCCGATCAACGAAACAGCTAGTACCGCAAAAGTCGCAATATTCGCCCATCATCGGCTCACTCTCACGGTCAAGTTCGGGTGTGCGCCGAAATCCACAGCGAGATCGAGCAGGAACTCAACACAGGTTTCGTAGGAACCCCAGCCGTTGGGTGGGTTCATGGCACGGTACGTATCCGGGTCTTTCAACATGGCGGCGAGCGCTTCGACGAGTTGCTTGTAAACCTCGCCTGCTTTCTTGCCGTCAAATTCGGCGAGATTCGCGCCAGCGTGTCGCCACATGCAGGACACGTTGCTGGTCATGTTCCGCCACGTGATCTCTTCTCCGTCATCGTTGTAAAGGCTGACGTCGTAGCTCATCGGTTCAGGCTTTCCGCTCGCACATGAGATCCCGAATCCCACCCTTATACAAGGGATCGTGGTCTTCCACGTTGCGGATCCGGTCAAGGTCCTCGTCAGTGAGCACGAGCGTGCCGGTGAGCTTGTTGCGGTAGTGCAGGTAGCCGACATCGCTGTGTTTCACCAGCACATCAACCTCAAACTCCGGAACCAACGAATCTAGATCCAGCCGGTACTGCTCGTCCTCGTTGCGGTTCTTGAGCGCATCAGCAAGCCGCGCCAACGCCGCCTCATTCCCGGTCATGGGAATGTAGAAGTGCCAGGTTTCGCCTTCCCACTCGTTGTCCTCGGTGAACTTCGCATACATGACGGTCATGGTTTTGTTGTCTCTTTCTGATCGGCGCATCAGGGCATCCAGCCGCGTGCGTAGCCAACTCTGGCCAAGCTCAGGTAGTGCCGCACGACCGGATTAGCTGAATACTGCGGGAGGATCCATCGGGATCCGTCCTCTACTGTGATTAGCCACTCGGCAGGGATAGCCGCAGCGCAATTATCAAAGTCCTGGTGCCAGCGAAGCTGAGTTGCATCCATTGTGGTCAGGCTTTCTGGTCGGTGGGTGTTTGGAGCACGTCGAGGGCCACGTGCGCGCCAGCGACGAGCACCCAGCGGAGGTAGTTGATGGCGCAGTCGGGGCAGACGCCGTCGAGGTCAGGGGCGTAGCAGGTGCCCCAACCGTGCGCCGAATCGTCCGCGCATTTCTCGGTCGCAATGGTGGGGAGCGGGCCAGCGTCCACGGTCCAGTCATGGGTGGTGAGGGCGTTCAGCCGAGCCACCGTGGCGGCCTGCTCATCAACAATCGTGGCGTTCACGATCGGTCCCTACGCGTTCTCATCACGCGACGCGTCGCAGTAGCTGCATCCCTCGCGGCTCGCAATTCCAATTCATTCCGCGCTTTCGACAGTTTGCTCAACACTCGTCCTAAAGCACGCATCTCATGGCTAGTCGCGTTAGGCCACACATCGGGAACATTTACTTGCGTGGACAGGAACGTGTGCAAGGTTTCCAGCTCAAATTCGGTGAACTCGATCGGATCGTCAGTTGCGTTCATCGGTGGCTCCTCGAGCTCGTTAATGGCGTGCGTTCAGGGGGCCACGAGCCCGTCACGGAAGTACAGGCACGCGAACTTCATGCGCCCGTCCTCCCACTCCAGTGCCGGTGCCATCAGCCCACGAACCTGCGCGGCCAGCTTCAACGCCTCCGGGGTCCAGCAACCGTGCTCACGGCGCTCCTCCTCCGGGCGCAAGAGGTACTCGTTGGTCAGCTGCTCGCCTTGGATGTGGACGTTGACCTCGGAGCACATGCTCGCTAGGCCAGTCCGAACCCGGATCTTCAAGCTGGGGTCTAGGTCGCCGGCTTTCTGCGCGGCCTTGATGTTCGCCCGGACCTGAGCGGCGATGTCCTTCGGCTGGACGTAAGCGCTGGTGCTCATCGGTGGCTCCTTTAGCTCGGCCCGCTTGCTGTTGGTGCCAACTCTATTGGCCAACCGTGTTGGTGTCAAGTTGGTTGGCCTAGAATTTTGGCCATGCCATGTGACACACTGGTCCCCATGCCCGACGACACCGACGCCGCGCTGGCCCACCTGCGCAGAATCGCCGCCATGCGCCGCAAAGCCGCAGACCAGGAACGACCCGCGATCGTCGCCGCGCTCCAAGCTGGCCACCGCCAAGCCGAGGTCGCCCGGGCGATCGACCGCACCCGAGAGCACGTACGTCTTGTCTGGGAAGCGTGGAAGGACGCTCAGCGCACAGAAGGCATTCACGACGCGACCGCCGAGCCTGCGGGGGATTCCCAGGACCAAACCCGCCCCTGAACCGGCGCCCTGCTGTCGGGGTGGATTTCGCAAGCGTGCGCCGCCCACTGCCCGGTGGGTTGGTAGCCGCAGATCGGGTTGGGCGCGGTCGTGCGCCAGTCGCGGTGCGCGTTCCAGCAGGCCTGCTGGTGCCGCTCGAGCTGGGCGCGCCACCACCAGCAGCCGTCGCTCGGGCCGCCTTCCAGCACGGCGAGTTCGCCTTTCCGCGGGATATCACGCGCCCACCCGTCCGGCTTCCGTTTCTGGGCGGCGTCGGTGAACATGCGCCGCAGAGCGGCGAGTTCTTTCTGGATGTGCTGGCTAGAAGGGGAGGAGCTCATCGAACCTCTGCAAAAACTCCAGCCGCGCTTCCCCTGGCTTCCAGCATTCCAGGCGCGGTGGCGCTAATGGGCCTACGGCGAGTGTCGTTGTGTGCGCTTGGGGATAGCCCCAAGCCAGCCGAGAAGCGGCCAGCAATTGATCCCGCTCCACCAGAAGCATCCGCGTGTCAGCGTCTTTAACCTCGGCCGGCATCGGCCATGGCAAGTTGAACCGTTCCGCGATGACGCGCTCTAGCCGTTGTTCGTGCTTCTTGTAGTCCGGCATGCAATGTTTGATCGGCCTGGGCAGGTCAACGAGGTACGCCTCTGTTGCGTCGTGGAGTAATGCCCATAGTGCGAACTCGGGTGGTACGATTCTGGAAACCATCACGCAGTGTTCAGCCACCGAATAGAACCGCTTTACGTGCCCACCGTATCGACATAGCATGCTTAACGCCCATGCGATGTCGTCGATCTGAATGTCGCCGAGCCTGGGGTCTAGCGGCCAGAACGGTTCGCCTGAGATCAGCTGAATCCAATCACCCTCACGGCCCGCGCTATACGCGGGTGCATCTACGCTTTGTGTCACGCCGTCTCTCCTTTGTCCTGAGTGGGCAGGTCACACTTCCCCGGTTCCGCCGCAACCACCACAAACAACCTCAATCTCACCCGAGCCGTCACAACAAACACAGCCGCTTCCACCGCATCCAGGGCACTTAACGTTCACAAGACGGCCACCGCCGCACCGTGGGCAGGTCACGCCTTCTCCGCCGTGATCACGTGGTATTACTTTTCCGCGAATGAAATAACATCAGCCGGGACGCTTCGCTTCGCCTGGCTCGTGACCATAAGCTGAGTCCGCACTGTCCGAAGGATTTCCCGAGCCTGCGCGGCGATCGCATCACCTTGACCGGGCTGAATCGCGCCACTCTGAAGATCGTTCATGGTGGTCCACAACACCTCCTTGAGGTTAGTAGCGGTCAGTTCCTTACCGTTGTTGCTTGCCATAGTTCTCTCCTTCGTTGTTGAGCTGCTCGTGTGTAGTAACCTCGCGCCTTGCGTCGTTCATAGGAGCTAGCCCGTGAACGGATCTCCCGCTCAAGGTCCAGAAGCAGTAGATAGGCTTCGGCGTATTCGCCGTATTCTTCGGCACGGTACTGCCGGTCGTAGTCAGCCTTGTACGCTACGTACTCTGGCCGTCGGCAATACTCGACGTGCCGGTCCATGCGTTGTAGTCGGCGTTCGCGTTCTTTGGCTGGATCACGGGTTCGTTGGTAATACGCGGCTTTCTTTGCGCGGATCTCGGCGGCCTTTTCGACCCTGCGCTGAGCGTCGTAGGCGCGTTTCGCCTTCTTCTTCCGATCTGGCGGGACGCGCCGCGCTAGTCCCGCGCAGGTACGGTTGCAGTAGAGTGGTTTACCGTCGCGGATCGCCCTGTTGATCGCGCTCTGCGATTGGCGCACCACGGCGCCGCAATGTTGACAGAAGACGGTAGCGGTCATCGCGCACCGCCGGCGAGGTGCTCATTTGGCCAGTCCACGACGCGAATCCCCGCCTTAGCGGCCCTAGACATGCAATCGCGCGTCCCGGACCACTCCGCGTCTTTAGGGAATCCGAGACACACATCCGCGCCGAGATCCACCATGCGCTGATTCCGCCGATTACCGGCCGAGGGGCAAAAGGTGCTGCCATCCCGCCGGGCCCGGCGATGCCCCGGTTGGCATTGCGGGGTGCACGGCGCGTCCCAATCCGCCCGGGTCACGGGATAGTCCTCGACGTGAACGCCCCAGCTGGCGGCGATCTCCCCAGCCAGAGTGTCAGCGCCGCGGGCTGCGCCGTGGACGATGGTGACCTGGTGTTTCGTTGGCCGGGGCTGGCGAGTGGTGATGGCCCACCGCAGCGCATCCGCGATGGCGCGCTTGTCCCGCCAGTCCCGCGACCCGGTGATCAGAATGCGGAGGCCGGTCATGCCGCACGCGACCTGATCTCAGCCATCAGGTAGCTACCAACATATTCGGTATACGCAGGCGGAATAGCCTCGGTCAATTCCTTGCTATCGTCAGTCCAGTCGATGCCCATCGCGGCCTGCCACTGCGCAACCGTTCCCTTACCGCCGCCGTCGCCGTACACCGCGAAATAGGGCCCGTCGTACCGCTCACCATGCCGCCAGCCAGCAACTCGACCCCGGTGGGGAATGTGCTCTGGCTGAAACACGAAGAATCCGCTGATCTCGAAATAGCGGTGCCGGATGACGTCGAGATCGAAGTATTCTCCGCATAGGGTGAGCCACCGGGCCAAGTCTGAGCCTTGAACGTTCTCCATCACCCACGGCCGCCTGGTGGCGTTCAACGCCTTCCGGGTTTCGTGGATCAGCTGCGGGTGCTTGCGTCCTTTATTTGTTCCTTTGGTGAGCGCGCATGACGCTTGGCAGGGCGGGGATGCGTGGATGGCCGCGAACTCGTGGGCGTGTTCGCGGATGAATTCGATCGCGTCGGCTTGGCGGAATTCGTCGCCGCAATAGCGGGGTTGGGGTGCGATGTCGACGCCGGTGACGTGGAACCCGGCCCGCTGGTAGCCGCGGGTAGCCCCACCGGCTCCGCAGTAGGCGTCCAGCAGGCGGGGTCGACCCACGCCGCGTGCCCCCGATTTGCCGCCCACATCGACTGCCGGGCCACGGGCCCCCGACTCCTGGTGCGTGGCTAGGGTCGGTTCGGCAGGGTGGCTCTCAGGCCCGTTTCCGGGGTTCGTGGTGGTGTCCCAGTCGGAGGACGGCCGGGTGTGGATCTCCACAGGGCGTGTTTCCGCTGGTAGACCCAGGGCATCGCAGCGGCCCGTGGCATCCGTGGTGATCATGAGGCGTCCTGCCACGCATCCTCGGGGGCGAGGGAGCGGATCCGGGCGTAATGCGGCGACCACGCCAAAGTCACAACACCGCAGCGGCCGTGCCGGTTTTTGACCACATGGGCGTCAAGTTCGCCGGCTCGTTCGGGTTCGGTGGGGAGTTTCAGAATGATTCCCACATCACAGTCGGCCTCGATAGAGCCTGACTCGCGGAAGTCGCTCATGTCGGGTGTTTGCCGTTCGGTTGATTTCCGATTAGTTTGGTAGAGCGCGATGATGGGAATGTTGAGGAGCATCGCCAGGAGTTTGAAGTCGCGGGTGAATTCGCTGACTTGGAGTTCCCGGGGGGCCTTGGCGTCGGCGGGGGTCATTCGCTGCGTGTAGTCAACGATGACGAGCCCAAGCCCGGTGGCTTTGCGGGCGAGTTTCTCGGCTTGACGACGCAAACCAACGGAGGTGAGGCTGGGGGTGTCCCGGATCAACAGCGGCGCGCCGAGGAACTGTGCCTGAGCTTTCCGTAGACGCGCCCAGTCGAAGTCATTGAGTTTGTGAGTGTTGATCGCGGCTAACTCGACCCCGGACATGTTCGAGAGGATCCGGTTAGTGATCTCCTCACGGCCCATCTCCAAGGAATTGATGAGGACTCCGATACCTGACTGCGCGACGTTGAGCCCGATACCACTTCCGCATAAACTTTTGCCAGATCCGGGCCTGGCCCCGATTGCGTAAACAGCTCCGTTACGCAAACCGCCGTTGAGGATCGCGTCGAGATCGTGCAATCCGGTGGGGATCGTGGAGGGAACAGGGCCGGTGAGCCGCTCGAAGGCTTGGGCTACCGCAGTGTCGAGATCAATCAACCCATCGTCATCGCGCCGGCCGGTGGTGAGGGTGGTGGTGAGTTGCTCGATCCGGTCGGTGAGACCGTCCTCGTCCGCGGCCCAGGCGTGACCGAGCTGAGCGATGCGTTGCCCGGTTTCCACAGCACGCCGCTTAACGGCCTGGCGGGCGACAATCTCGGCGTAGTAGCCAATGTTCCGGGCGGTGGGCACATCATGCGCCAAATCCTGCAAATAGGGCGCACCCCCGATACGGACGAGATCACCAGCGGCGGCGAGCCGCGCGGAGATCGTGATCGGGTCAACCGGGTCACCCGCGGCGTAAAGGTCGAGGGCGGTGGCGTAGATGGTTTGGTGCGCAGGTCGGTAGAACTCGGCGACGGTGAGAGTGTCGATGATTTGGTCGAGCGCGGCTGGCGAGATGAGGATCGCGCCCAACACGGCCCGTTCAGCATCCAGATCGCACGGCGGCAACGGCTCGGTGGCTTCGCGGTTGGCCATTGGTCAGGCTTCCAACTCGAGAGGCTGCGGTAGCCGCCCATAAGCGGCCCACTCGCCAAGCCCAACCGCCATGTGCTCTGCGGCGCGTTCCTTCGCCCACGCCACAAACGCCCGCCCATCATCCGCAAGCTCAGCCGAATGCGGCGGAATCTGGAATGCCGCATACACCGCCCTCCGCGCTTCAGCGATCCGGCGGGTGATGTCCGCGGGCATGATCCGATCCCGGGACTCCGCGTAGTGGTCAATCAGGGCACGCCGGGCGAGGGGCCATGTCCAGTTGTGGGTGACAGCGATCGCATGCCACAAATCGACCTCGGCGTCACCGATTTTGCGGTAATCGATAACGGCGGCCATGGACAGGAGGTCGGCGATTTGGTCATCGGTGATGGTTTGGTTGGAAGTCATGATGCTGCTCCTGGCAGCGCGGGTGGTTGTTGTTCGGCGGCGAGCCGGCGAGCGCGGCGAGCCTCGGCGATCTGCCTGCCCCGCTGGAACCGTTGGTCCGAGGTGGCGAGCTCGGTGACCGGCGCGAGATGCGGGGGCCGTTCTTTGGCTTCGCGTCGGCTTATAGCGTCACTCACTTTGTAGTCGAGCCAGGTGACGCGGGCGTTTGGGGTGTTTCGCCATTCGACGAGACCTGAGGTGAGGTCGGTTCCGTGGATTCCTTGGTTGAGGAGCATTTCGGCTCGCTGGGTGAGGCTTTTGCGAATTGACGGTGGTCGGCTGTTGCCGATGATGGTGGTGACGGCTCGGTTTGCGAGGTCAGCGTTGGACGCACCGGTGGTGACGGGTTGGTGATCTTGTCGCGCGCGGTCTGGACGTACGTGATCAACGGGACCACAAGAGGGGTTTTTCCCCTGTTCCCCTGTTCCCCTGTTCCAACTTCCAGCGCCGAGATCCCGCCGAGGGTCAGGCGTGGACTCGGCGGGATTCTCCGAGGAGATCGTTTGGATGTGTTGTTTGCGCAGGTCAGGCGGCTCAGGATCCCAGTCCTTGCCTTCGTCTGGAGCGGGGCACCGGCCGGCTGATCGTTTGTCGATCTTCTGGTGCAGATCCCATGACGGGATGGCGTAGTAGGGGCGTCCCTCAACCTCGTAAAGGATCACGCCGAAGGCCCGGCGGATCCCCCCGAGCATCCGCCGAATGTCCGCCGAGGAGATCGACTCGTCGTTGGGGAACGCGAACCCAGCCAACTCTTTCGGGTTCGCCGTCCCACGCCCCTTATCGTCAGCCCAGTTCCACATCGCGATATACAGCAACCGAGCCCACGGGTCATCCAAGCTCGCCGTATCAGGAGAGCTCCAAAATTCAGGCTTAATAGTCCTGATACGCGCCATTAGTGTTCCCCTCTGTTAAGTCATTGGCGTCCCCCGACTGCCTGTTTTGGTCGATAGTTCTCGGTGCCGGGCCGCGACGATGGGTCAGCCCAACCGCGCCGCGATAGCTCCGATGTGCGGAGCAGCGCCGATAGCTCGCTTTGCTCGTTGGCCCACCACATACCTCACAGGAACCGCGTCGGCTACCTGGCGCGAGGGGCCGCTTGGCACGACATTCGGTCGAGCAATAATGGACTCCAGTCTTAGCTCGTGCCGCAACCGAGCGCGGTACAGTGATCTCCTTGTTGCATGTCGCACATCGGACTTTGGTCCGCCGAGCCGTATTGCCGCATGCCGCGGAGCAATACTCGTAAGTCCACGACGGGTAGGTGAGGAACTCATCGCCGCACTGCGGGCACGCCTTGGTCCGACGCCTAGAGTCGGTTACATAGATTACGACATCGGTATGTGGACACGCGCTATTCCACACTAGCTTGCCAGCAACTTCGGTCACCTGATTGTCGTCGGACCAGATATGCCCGGTCAAACCGTCTAGGATCAGTTTCAGGCAGTTGTCAATATCGCGGCGCTGTTGGTTGCGGCCGTAGAAGATTGCAGCTACCCCGAACGTCAAGATTGGATCCGGTCGCCAGTCCCGAACGCGCTGCTTGAACAGCCATGCCAGAGTTTCTTTAGCTCGAACGTTGTCACTCGCGTCATAGAAGCGCTCAGTCTTGCGGTTGTAGCGAACCCGATTCCAACTGGTCGGTTCCCCCGGAATTACTAGCTGGGCGACGACCGGTACCGGCTGGCCAGCAAACGCGGGAAGGTGGACGGCATCGATCGCGATCAAGTCAGGCACCTGGTTAGGCGACTTGGTGACCTTGCGAGGGCCGGTCATCGGATAACCTGGGTGTCGAGCCACCGATTGACAAGCGCGAGGATGAGTTTTGCCGCGTTTCGGAATGCCCAGCCGATGTCAGTTTCGGCCTGGGATGTCGGTGTGGGTGTGTAGTGCTTGCCGTGTTGGCGTGAGTAGCGGGCTCGTTGTTTAGTGGCTGGTTCACCGGGGATGGTGAACTTGGCGATCACCTTGGCATCGTTGGGTATGCGGTACGTGTTGTTGCACGTGCAGTCTGGGTGGGGTTGTGGGTTTGTGGTGTGGTGTGGTGTCATGGGAGGTGCCGACACCTTTCTTTCTGTGGGTTTGGGTGTTGGTTAGGTCAGGTAGGCGGGCCATGCCCCCGGCGGTCACCGGGGGCTGGCTTCCGCTAGCGACTCACGATGCGTCCCCCAGTAGGTCGAGAAGTGAGCCTTGGCGTGCGTCGCCCTGGATGAGCAGCGGTATGGGGGTGTTCATGCCGCCGCCGTTTTCCGGCGTGCGTTGCGTGCGCGGTCTCGGGCGGCGCGGCGTTTGAGGTCGGCGGTTTTTGTTTCGGGGTTGGCGAGGTATGCGCGTTGGCGGCATTTGTGGTTGTGGTAGCGGCGTCGGGTGGGAGTGGTTGGCCGCAGCCGCAGGCGCACAAGCGTTGTGCGGGTTTCCCGAAGTCCTGTCCTCCCCAAATACCCCCGCCGAGCAGTGGGTTGGTTTGGCGGGTGGTGAGGCAGCGGGTTTGTTCGGGGCATTTGTGGCAGATGGTGGTGGCTTTGTGGTGTCGTTGTGCGCGTTGTTCGTCGGTTTCGCCGGGGATGGTGTCGTCCCAGAGGTTGCCTTTGTTTTTGCATGCGGCGTTGGGGAGGTTGGGGCCGAGGATGAGTAGTGGGATGGTTCGGTGGAATTCGGGTGTGCGGACGAAGTGGCCCATGCGGCGGGCGGGGATCTGGTCCGGTTGGGTGGTCATGATGCGGCGCCTTTGTCGAAGGCCTGGATTGCGCGGGCTACGGTTGTTTGCGCCGAGTCCAGGTAGCGGCGTGTTTGTTCGAGGTCTCGTTGGGCTTTGTCGCGTCGGGAGTAGACCTTCCCGAGGTCTTGCAGTGCTGCTACCACGTCATCGACGTTGACTTCTTGTCCCCATTTGCCGATTCGGGTGCCGTACGATGGGCCTAGCTTCGCGAGGATTTCCGCCACTAGTGACGCGTCTTCGCCTGTCGGGCGTGGTCGTTCCAGTTGGAGTTGCCGGTTGGCGAGTTCGATCCGCTCGAGCCGGTGTTGCGCGTCTACGGTTCGGTTGTGTTCGTCGCGGAGGCGCCAGTGCAGCCATGTCGCGAGGGCGCGTAGCGCTGGCGCTTGCTCATCCGGCTTCAGCGGTGGGGCTGGGCGGTGGATTGTCATGGACCTGCGACGGCGGCCTGACGGTGGTGTGAGCACACCCCAGGAGTCCGGCAATTCGAGTCCGTTGATGAGCCCGGAGTGTGGAATGACGAGCCACCAGCGGTCGCAGTAGCGCTGCCACGGGTCGGACTTGGTGAGGTCCGCGAGCTCGGTTAGCAGGTCCGAGCGGCTGACCTTGATTTCGTGTCCGATGAGTTCGCTACCGGCGGCTGCGGTGCAGCCCAGCCAGATCAGGTCTGCTCGGCGGCCGCTGGGTCCGGGGGCTTGGATCTCGGGTGCGAAGATCCCCGCTGGGCGCGTCTCGTCGGGTAGGTAGTGGCGGCGTAGTAGCCCCAGCATCGCCTGGGCTGTGGCCATCTGGGGTGTTGCTGGCTCATCGGGGGCGAGTTGAAGGTCCGGTTGGGTGGTCATGCGCTGGCCGCCTGGTGGTCGGGTGGCTGGTGGTGCGCGCCGCCGTTTCGTGCCATGACCGCGGTGGACACTGCGGGTGTTTCCAGAGCGGATGGGGAGAGTTCTGGGGTGGTGGGGGTGATGGTGGCGGGTGGGGTGAGTTGGAGCACTACCTGGACTGCTTTGTCGTCGGTGTCGAACTCGACTTGTTGGATGGTGAGGGTGATGATTCCGCGGGTTACGGTGGCTTTGGCGCGGACGAATTTGCCGTTGATGCGGTGGGTTCCGGTGACGGAGTCGGCGATGAGTGTCGCGATGAGTTGGGTGGTGTTGGTTTCGGGGGTTTGGATTGTGGTGGTGGTCATGCGAGGATCACTCCAATAGCTATGATGAGCATGATGGCGGCGATGACGGCGGCTGCGGTGTTGTTTTCGGGGTGGCGCATGGTGGGGGTTCTTTCGTTGGTGGGTTGCATACGTCGCAGTCGGGATCGGTGCAGGGTTGTGATGTGAGGGCCGCGGCCCAGAGGTCCCACATGCCGTCGCGAATCCAGGTGGCGGTCACGTGCTGGCCTCCGAGCGGTTCTTTTCAACGTGGGCGGCGGCTGCGCGGAGCGCGTCGGCTGCCATTCGTGCTTCGTTGGGTGTGAGTTCGTAGCCGTGGAGTTCGACGCAGCGGGGTTCGGTGTTGACGTCGAGCCATCCGTCCCAGGGATTGGCTGGGTCGGCATCTGCGGCGACGGGGACGATCCATTTCGCGTCGGGGGAGTCCTGCCAAATCGGTATGACGGCTGGTTCGTATTGCGGGTTGATGTGTTGTCGGTAGATTTCGGGGCAGGTGGGGCAGTTTTCGCAGCAGGGCCCGCAGTCGTCGGGGTCGCAGCAGAATCCTGCGGGGCCGAGTTTGTGCAGGTCGCAGCACCGGTTGAGGGCGCGGTTGAGTCTCCGCAGTCCGTGGTCGTTGGGGTCGAGGAGTTCCACGATCCAGCGGGCGAGATCTGTTTCGGCGGGGGTGGGTTGGGTGTACCGGTCAGCGGCCCACTCGTTCACCAGCCGCGCGGCGAGGTCGCTCATGACTGGCTGCTTTCGTTGTCGGCTGGCCGGTCGATGAGTTCAACCACGGCCTCGATGAGCGGGATTTTGAACCGCGCGAGTTCAGCGAGTTTGTTGATGACCAGATCGGCTTCTGCCTCGGTGAGTTCAGCGGAGGTGGTAATTTCTTCGTCGCGGTTGGTGAGGTGATTGAGGAGGGCGAGTTTGGTGTCTCGGTTGATCTGGCCTTCGGTGAGAATCGCATGGAGCCGCTTGGACTGGCGCTCCGTGATTCCCGCAACAGGGGGCTCAACAGCCGGTTCTGTGGTGGCTTCGGGTGCTGGCGGCTGCGGAGGTTCGACGACCTCACCATCAACGAAGTCCACGTCCCGAGTAGGACCTGGTAAGGCGAGCGCTGCGGGTGAAAGGTCACCGTTGCCGATTTCGCCAGCTCGTTCCGCGCGAACCTTGTGTGTGATCCACTCCGGCGAGGTCGGCACCCATTTCGTTAGTTCTTTGGTTACCGTTTTGAGCCATGCGGATCGTGGCCACTTAACCCACATCGAGTCGGCTGATTTAGAGGTCTTGCTCACTGCCTTGTGTTCGTTGATTTCCCATTCTGCCATGACGACTACGCGGGAGGTGCTGCCGTCTTTCATCTCCGCGTAGGCGTAGGCGCCGACCATTTTGCCACGTTCTTCTTTGGGTGCGAACCAGTTTGTGCGACCGTTGGCAGCCCCGGCTGGTTTGTGAACAGGGCGCGGCATCGATCCTGGTTCGTAATCAAAAAAGTCACCAGCGTAGACGACCTCGGCTTTGACTGAGGCGACCGCGCCAGCGCGGTACATCAACTCAATCAGACCTTTATAGTCTTCAATTCCGACTACTTCGTTTCCGAACGGGACAAGGTGGTAAGTCTCGCCGGGTTCGAGGCCGAGGCGCGCACAGTCTAAGAGCGCGGCGAGGAATGACCCGACGTTTCGTTCGGCGACCGCACGGAGTTTGGCGTCGCGGCGGAGGATGCCTTGAGCGACGCGGACCCAGGTGTCGGCGCGGAGATGACTGGGTAGCACGGTCGCGAAGTCGGACTTGTAGGCCTTGAGTTGGGCTTCTGGTCCGGTATCTCGTTTCGCGACGGCGTTGCTGATAGTTTGTGTAGTCACGCTGCTGCTCGTTTCCTGCCGTTACCGGCGGGTCGTAGGTGTGGTGATGCGCCACCCCCGCTGGGCACCCTGATAGCGATCGGTTCTCCGTTGCACACCGCGCGCCGGGCTCGTCCCATCGCGTTCAGCACGCGGGAGCTGGCGAGGGTTTTGGCCGATTTGGCTTCGTCTATGGCAGTAATCGCGGCCTTGTACTGCTCAGCGAGCTCGGCGGAGATTGCGATCTCAACATCATCAATTTCTGGGTGGAGTTCCCGAACGGCCGTGTAGGTGGCTCCGTGGTCGTCAATGTCAGGTGGGATGCCCATCGCGATGGACGCGAGGAAAGCAATGGCGACGTTCCGCATGAACGTCGCCTCGTCCGGGTCGTAGCGCACGAGGTATTCCCGGTAATCGCAGCCAGTGATCAGCACAGCGAAGTGGCATTCCGCCCAGCCGAAAGTGTCCATTTGCCACATCGCTTGGCACCGGTAATAGACAGGGATGTCGTCAGTGCCCTCGGGGCCCCAGGACTCGGCGTAACGGTCCGTTTTCACCTCAAGTGCCGCTAATCGACGTCCGCCGAGGTGGATGATCCGGTCAGGTTGGGCAACCTGCCACGGGCGTTCCCTGTTTGCGTACAACCCGCATCGGGACAAGCGCCAGGAGGGATGTTCCCGGCCGAATCGACGCGCAATCAGCGCTTCGAGATCGCGACCCCAGGCCATCGCCTGGTTGTCCGCTTCGGGTGCGATGTTTCCGGCTTTGATATGCCAGATGGAGAACGGGCTCTGAAACCGCGATAATCCCATTACGGCAGCTATTTCGGAAGCGCCTAAGCGGCCTACTCGAGATTGAACCCACTCGGGTGATCCGGCCTCGTAGTTGCCGAGGAAGTCACCTGTGCCGAGGCGTTTCATCGCGTGTCGCCGTGGGTGTCGGTGTCCGCTTCGGTGAGGTCACCGACGCTGACCTCGAACATGTGGTGCTCGAAAGCGCGCCATTGCGCCCCGTCTGAAAAATCGGGGCCGGCGTGGATGGCCAGGTTGGTTTTGCCGTGTTCGGTGAGGACCGCGTAGTAGCAGGTGAGGCTGGGTGTCCAGGTGATCCATCCCCACCGGTCCAACACGGACACGGCGAGCTGCTGGAAGGGGTTCGTGGGGGCGCCGTTGATGCGGAGTTCCCCATCGGCGCCGAGCGTGATGCGGTGTTCGCGTGCAGCTTCGGCGAGGACACGCAGCGATTGGAGTACGGCCTCGCTGGTCATGACGTCGCACCGTCTTTGGTTCCGAGTGGATTGGTGATCGGACGGCCGTGCGCGTCAACTTCCCGAACGCATTCAACCGACTCGGCTTTCACCTTGTCTGCGTCAATCACATTCATTACAGCCAGATCAACCCGGACTTCAATAAATCGGGTTGCTTCGGAATCGTATGCTTTCGCTTGGCTGGGGGTGGGGGAGACGTGCAGTCCGCCACCGCAGCGTCCATCAGCGGTGAAGTCACCGCAACTGGCAGTTGTTCCCGGCTGGTAGCTGGTGCCGTGTGCGGACTTCCAGTCATCGCGGACGGCCTTGTAGAGAAGCGCATATTCGTCGTCGCTGATAGAAATGCCGTGATGTTCGCACCATGTGCGTGGATTGGTTAGGTCGAGGTTGGTGAGGTCGATTAAATGACCTCCACTGAATGTGGCGTACGCGGAGTGCAGGAACACCGCGACGTGGGGGGCCGCTTTGAATAGTTGCGCGTTTCCATATAGGTGCACGGTGGCGGTTCCTGCGGCGTGTTCGACGCGGCCGGAGTCGGTGACCCACTCGACGCGGCCGGAGCCGGTGACCCGGCCGACGCTGCCGGAGCCGGTGACCCGGCCGACGCGGCCGGAGCCGGTGACCTCGCCGACGCTGCCGGAGCCGGTGACCTCGCCGACGCTGCCGGAGTCGGTGACCCGGCCGACGCTGCCGGAGCCGGTGACCCACTCGAC